GGGCCTCGTGACCACAGCCGGAGCAGCGCCAGAAGCAGACGAGAAACCGGAGACGTCGTTGGAGTCGCTGTAGTCCGACCCAGGCTTCGCCTTGCGCACCTTCACAGTGATCTGCACCGGCTTGTCGTGCAAGTCGATCGTGTCGCGCAGCTGCATGATGCCGACCGATCTACACAGCGCCGAGAGCTGCGACAGTCCAATGCGTTCGGCGTCGGCGCTCTCGTTGGCGATGTTCAAATAGGCCCACAGACGCCGGCGCGCGAACTCACCATCGAGCACCTCGAACGTGAGCTTGAGCACCTGGCCGGTGTTCGATTTCGTCGGCTTGATCTCGCTGTCGATCACCTGGGCGAGGTACTTGCCGGCGGGCAGGAGGTCGAACTCCTGTTGCGGGGCGACGTCTTGCGCGTTGAATGAGAGTTCGGCCATTTCAGGCTCCTTCGGTTTCGGCGGACGGCTCGTCCGCGGTGTTGGCCGCTTGCGCGGCGGTGGGTGAAATCGATTCGGCGATCGCATCCGCAAACGACTGCCACGCGAGCGGCAGCGCGTCGGGAAGCCCGTAGCGGTTCTTCGCGAGGTAGGCGGGCTTCTCGACGGTGTAGAGCAGGCGCTCGCCCGTCGTGATGCCGCGTGAAACCTTCTGGTTGAAGCCGATGTCGTCCTTCTTCACGATCGTCTTGAAGTTCGCGAAGAGCACGCAGTCGCACCACTCCTGAACGACGGCGCTCGATCGCTCCTGCAGCTTCGGCATGTAGCGCTCGTAGGGCTCGACCTCGGGCGAGTCGAAGCGCTTGATCTGGGCGTGCGCGAGCAGGATCACGGACATGCCGCGGTCGTTGCGCAGTGCGTTCAACCCGTCGAGGATCACGCGCCAGCGCTCGGCGGCGATCACCGCGCCCTTGCCGTAGGCGAGATCCTTCGCCTCGTACTTCTCGTTGATGTCGGACCAGATGAGCGAGTCGAGCCAGTCGAGCGAGTCGATGACGACCGTCTGGAAATCGTGCTCGTCGTTGTAGAGCACGCCGATCGCTTCGAGCACCTCGGCTTCAGTCTTCGCCAGCGGGAAGTGCGGCACCTGCAGCGTGCCCAAGCCGTCCTCGGTGAGGATGAAGATGGGGTTCGGCGCGCTCGCACCGAAGGTGGTCTTGCCGATGCCGTGGCTCGAGTACAGGAGCACGCGCGGCGCCTTCACCGCCGCGGCGCGGCTGATGGATTGGAGACTGATCGCCATTCAGGCCACCTTCAGGCTGATCGACGACTTCGCTTTCTTCGCGGTGATCGCGCGCGCCGCGATGGCGTAGAACTGCGGCTGGTTCTCCCGCAGCCATTTCAGGCCGGTGGTGTCGAGCTTGGCGACCGACTCATAGCGGATCGGGTGCATCTCGGACGGAATCTGGTTCATGACCTGGCGCCAGATCGTCTCGTCGATGCTGCGCGTGACCTTCGCAGTCACCGTGAGCTTGCGCCCGTCGGCCAGCGCGTGCGTCTCGCTGCCTTCCTCGCGCTCGCCGGCGATGGCGATGATGCGGGCCTCGATTTCGACGCGGCGACGATTCTCCTCGTCCTCGTCGTGCTTCGCGCGCGCCCACGCGTCGGCGAGGGATTCCAGCGTCTGGGCCGGCTGGATGGCCTGTGGTACGGCACTCATGAGTGTTTCTCCGGTTGATGGACCGCGCTCACCGGGCGGTCGTCGGTTCGTTCTGTTTGGCCGCCATCCAGCGCGTGAGCGCGAACGGCGCGCGCCAGCGGCGCAGGGCTTCGGCGTTCTCGATCGCGCGTTGCCGTTCCTGATGGCGGCGAGCGGCCGCTTCTGCCAACGCCTTCGTTTCGTTGAATGTCCGGCTCATCGGCTCGCCTCCCATGCGCGCACGCTCCACCGCTCGCGCTCGTGCTGGCTAATCAGGCCGAGTTCTATCGCCATGTGCGCCGCCCCGATCAGCACTGCTCGCCAGTAGGCGCAATCGTGGGCGTCGGTGCAGTGCTCTACGGTGTTCAGTAGGTCGGTCAGCACGCGCTGTACGTCGGCGCGCTGCTTCTCTCTGAGCGTGTCGGAGTCTCTCGCCAGCAGCCTCGCGCGGAAGCCCTCGCGCTCGGGCGTGGCGATCGTGCCCTCGAAGTCGGGCAGGTCGGCGAGGAAGGTCATGCCCGCTCCCCGATCGCGTCCGCAGCCGCCACAAGCTCGGCGGCGATGGCGCGGGCCTCTGCTGGCGAGAACGTGAGCGTCGTGTAGGTGTAGGCGTGCATGTGGTAACGAATCTCCACGCCGTCCGACCTGGCGGCGACGATCAGCGTTCGCCGGCATTCGGGGTCGTAGTAGCGGACAGCATCGAGGGCGGTGTCGCGCTCGAACATCGGCTTGTCGCTCATGCCGCCTCCTTGCACCGATAGCACTCGCACCGCATGTCGCGCTGCTTCATCAGCCGCCCGTCGAACATCGCCGAGTCGAACGCAACGCGGCTGATGCGCCGGCTCTCGGCGTACAACCGGAACGCGATGTAGTCGTCGCCGTGGTAGGCAGCGACGCGAATCGATTCGAGCGTGCGCTCGCGCTTGTTCATCATCACATCCCTCCCGCGAGCCACAGCCCGCACAGCACGCCGATCCAGACGAGGACGATGGACAGGGCCACGGCAGAGAGGATTCCGCGCGCAGCGTCGAGGCCGTCGTCGGTCGCGCGCAGGAGGTGGTTATCGGCGCGCATCACGGGCGCTCCAGTTCGAGGGCGCATTCCTCTGCGCCGTCCGCTTGCCAGTCGTACATGGCATTCGTCGCGCCAACGCCAGCTCTGCGCATCTCGGACGCGACATCTCGACACGCCTGCGCGGCTCGCTTGGTTGTCTCGCGCTCGACAGCACGGCAGAGCAGAAGCCACCAAACCGTATGCTCGGCAGCCGTAGAGGCGCGAGCTTCGGCGCGCATTTGGTGCAGTTCGTCGACAGTCAACATCGGTTGTTCTCTCCATACGCGGCGGAACCACTTGACGAAGGCCCGCGTCTCTCTGCTTTCCGGTATCGCGCCGTTCTCGATGAGGATGGCGGTCGCTTCAACGGCGATCACCTTCTCCATTTCGCTGCCGTTGCAGAAGATGCCGGGCGTCCACTTCTCGATGAGTTCGTGCGGCGTGGCGGTATCGTTGTGCGGGCTCATGCCGCCTCCCGATCGTCCGGGCGCATACCGCCGTAGT